TAATTAAAAATGCTTTACCTTATGAACTAGCTAATTTTATATTTAATTATTTTTTACTTAAAAGAGATGCTGTTGGTTTTATGTATCAAAATAATATACATGCACAATCTGCAATATTAGGTAGTTGGACTGATGAACAAATACCCAATACTTATTCTTGTTATGGTGATTTTGTAATGGATACTTTACTTGTTAAGATGTTACCTGTTATGAAAAAAGAAACCGGACTAGACTTATGTCCTACATATTCCTATGCTAGAGCTTATAAAAAAGGTGATGAACTTAAAAGACATAAAGATAGACCTAGTTGTGAGATATCAACTACAATACATTTAGGGGGTGATCCATGGGCAATCTTTGTAGAGGGCACAGAAGTATTACTCAATGTGGGTGATATGCTAGTATATAGTGGATGTGAATTAGAGCACTGGAGAAAACCCTTTGAGGGAGATGTGTGTGGTCAAGTATTTCTTCATTACAACCATGTAGATGGTCCTTTTGCTGAAAAAAATAAATTTGATGGTCGTCCTATGTTGGGTGTACCGTCAGGTATTAAAATTTGATATTTATCTCTTTTAACTATGTTTAAAAAATGATATAACCTATTTTATGCTTTTTGGATTCTCATCATTTGCGGAACAACCGTTTTCTACGGCCAGTGATAGTAATGAAGTAACTATTCAAGTACTAGGTAATGCTTTATCAATTAGTATTGGTAGCGTAGGTATTACAGCTGATTCTATTGTTGAAGATCCAGATCCAAATAGACTTATCTTAGGAACAGGTTCTATTACAATATCTGCAGATGCTAATCTTAGTGTTACCGGTAATGCAACTGCATTAAATATAGGTTCTTTTATAGTTACTGCAGGAGCTACGACAAATGTAACTGGAAACTCATTGACGTTAGGCACTGGAAGTGTTACAGTAACTGGAACAGCGTTAGTAAATCCTACTGGATCACAATTAACAGCAAAAACAGGAGGAGCTTCTGTTATTACTTGGGAAGAAATAGTACCAGGTGTAGACATGACTTGGACGGAAATTAGTACATAAATTATGGCATCAACTTACTCATCAGATTTAAAATTAGAACTCATTACCACAGGTGAAAAAGCTGGTTTATGGGGAAGTATAACAAATACAAATTTAGAAATTTTACAACAATCTTCTTCAGGTTATTTATCTTTAGCTGTTGGAGGATCAGACATAACATTGTCTTTAGATAATGGAGCTACTTCAAATGGTAAAAATTTATATATTAAATTAACAGGTACTTTAACTGCCAATAGAACTGTAACAATGCCATCGGGTGCAGAAAGAGTTTTTATTCTTGAAGATGCAACTGTCAGAGGACATCAAATAGAACTTTAAGTATATTAACAGCAAGTGGAACAGCTTTAGCTATACCTGTTGGAGCTGTAATGTTAGTTAAATCAGATGGTACAAATACTACTAAAGGAATAACTCAAAAAGGTTATAATACAATTACAGATTCAAACACACCTTATACATCCGTTTCAGGAGATCAAATTTTTGCTAACACAACAGCTAACCCAATTACAATACTTTTACCTGCATCTCCTAATGTTGGAGATGAAGTAACTATTATTGATACTAGAGGAACTTGGGGATCTAATAACTGTATAATAAATAGAAATGGAAACCCCATTAATTCAGGTACAGCAAACTTAACATTAAATACTAATGGCCAATCTATTACTTTAGTATATATAGACTCAACAAGAGGTTGGGCTTTTAAAACAAATACAGCATAGGAGCTAAAAATGGCTCTCATTGATTTTAAAGTATTGCCGGGAATTGATAAGCAAGACACCACTTCTGGTGCAGAATTTCGTTGGGTAGATTCAGACAACACAAGATTTAGATATAACTTACCGGAAAAAGTAGGGGGTTGGTCTTCATTATTAACGGATACTATTGTAGGTGTTGCTAGAAAAGAATTTGCATTTGTAGATTTAGATGGCAACAGATATGTTGCAATAGGAACAGATAAATTTTTACTTATATATTTTGAAGGTCAACTATTTGATATTACACCTTTAAAATCATCTTTAACATCTTCTACCATTGCAACTGTTAATAATTCTCCAATTTGTACAATAACTACAGCTACTCTTCATAATTTAGAACCTGGAGATATAGTTCTATTTAATAGCGTTACATTACCTAGTAGCACTGGATATAACGCAAGTGATTTTGAGGATAAATTATTTCAAGTAACGACAGCACCTACAACAACAACTTTTACAATTACTCAAAGTAGTAATGCAACAGGTACCGTATCTACAGGAGGAAGTATTTCTGTAATACCTTATGAAACAGTAGGTCCTGCAGCACAAACTTACGGTTATGGTTTTGGTATTTCTCAATATGATGGAACTGTTTCAGGAGCTTTAACAAATACTTTATCTTCAGGGATTAATGATAGTGTAAATATAATTCCAGTTACATCTAATACAGGTTTTCCTACGGCAGGAACTGTTTTAATTGGTACAGAACTTATTACCTATACTGGTAAAGGAACTAATACATTAACTGGAGCAACACGAGGAGCCTTAGGTACAACAGAAGCAACTCATAGTAATTCTGCTGTAGTTACTGATGCCTCTGATTATACTGGTTGGGGTTCAGCTGTTCAGGCTTCACAAGTTACTCTAGAGTCTGCTTTATGGTCATTAAGTAATTTTGGTCAAGTATTAGTTGCAACTATTGGAAATGGTAAAACATTTACATGGAACGCAGGTATTGCAGCAAGATTTACAACTAGAGCATCAACAGGTACTTCAGGTTTTTCAACTTCAAATAATCCAACATCTACAAGAGTTACTTTAGTTTCACCTACAACACGTCACTTAATTCATTTAGGAACTGAAACTGTTATTGGAGACGCTTCATCTCAAGATGATATGTTTATAAGATTTTCTGAACAAGAAAATATTAATGACTATGTTCCTACTTCTATTAACTCAGCGGGGTCTCAAAGATTACAGGATGGAACAAAAATTATAGGATCTTTAAAAGCTAAAGAAACTATTCTTGTTTGGACAGATAATGCTGTCTACACTATGAAATTTATTGGAGCTCCTTTTACATTTGGTTTTGAACAAGTAGGTACTAACTGTGGATTAATAGGTAAGAATGCTGCAATTGAAATAGATGGTGTAGCCTTTTGGATGTCTTCTAATGGATTTTTTATGTTTGATGGTACAGTTAAATCGTTACCTTGTTCTGTTGAAGATTATGTATATAATCAAATAGATACTACTAAAGGCCAACAAATTTGTGCAGGTATTAATAATTTATTTACAGAGGTTACTTGGTATTACCCTTCTACTAATTCAGAATTTAATGATCAATATGTAGTATTTAACTACGGTGAAGCAATGAAAGGTGGAGTCTGGTATATAGGAACGGAAGCTAGAACAACTTGGATTGATGCTACTATTTATCCAAAACCTATTGCAACTAAATATAATAGTTCTTCTAATGGTACTTTTCCAGCAATAATAGGACAAGATGGTTTAGGACAAACAATATTATTTGAACATGAAGTAGGTACTGATCAAATTAATCCAAATGGGTCAACTACTGCAGTTACTTCTTTTGTTAAATCATATGATTTTGACCTACAATCAAAACAACAAGGACCTGATGGTAAAGCTTCAGGACCAGCAATATCAGGTGAAACATTTTTAGCAGTAAGAAGATTTGTACCTGATTTTAAAAATTTACAAGGAGATGCTAAAATAACATTAAGTGTTAAACGATATCCTCAACAATCTGACACTAAAACAGTTTTAAGTCCCTTTACAATTAACTCAACTACTGATAAAAAAGATACTAGAGCAAGAGGCCGTTTCGTTAACATCAAAATAGAAAATGATGGTACAGGTGAAAGTTGGCGTTTTGGAACATTTAGAATTGATGTACAACCAGACGGAAGAAGATAATGGCAAAAACTTTATATGATTTAGCACTAGATTATTTAAATCAGGGACTGCCTGATATAAATCAGGCACCAAGAAACATTTCTCAAGGAACAACTACAAATCCCATAGATTATTTTAATCTTCCAACAACAAATATATTACCTAGCCCTGGTGATGATGGTGATATTACAGATATACCAAATAATATTATAAATACACCAAATAGTAACACAGATTTTGAACAAAATTTATTAGATCAAGGTATCGGATTACAAGGAGCAGTAGGTGATCCTGTTGTAGCATTGGGAGAAATGCCTGTTACACAAAATCAAATGGATGAATTTAATGCAGGATTAACTGCAGATCAAGGTGGAGGAGTAGGTGGTTCTTATGATGAAGAGGTTGGAATAAATACACCTATTAATTTTACCGTACCAGATTCAACTTATGATGAAGCTGGTTTAGATATTGGTGATGGCTCTACTTATGATGAGGCTGGAGTAATTCCACCAACACAAACTTACTATGACGGCAATGCAACATTACAAGATGCAGGAGCAGGTCAAGGTGGTATGCAGTTAGCAGAAGTTGGTTTAGGAGGAGAAGCAGATTTTACACCTCCAAGTACGTATGATGCAGCGGGTTTAGATATAGTAGAAAATAATCCATATGGTACTAATCCCAACACAGGAAATCCTTACACAGAACCAAGAACTATTGCTGATCAAAATGCAGTATTAGGTCAAACTAACGAAACAAACAACATATTGAACAATGCTCAAAATTTAGGAATAACAGGTCTTGATAATGCAATTGAAATTGGTGGTAAGAGTATTGATATAGGTAAGTCTTTAGCAGGTGGAGCATTGTCTCTTATGACAGGAATACCTGGTGTTGGTCTTGCTTTAAATGCATTACCTGATGACAATATTGCAACAACAACAAACAAAGCTAGAGAAACTGGTTTACTACAAGGTGATACTACCGTTACACAAGATAAATATGGAATTAATACACAATCTGCATTAGGTGATTATAATCAATATAATGTAGATCAAGTTGAAAAATTAGAAAATAGATTAGAGGAGTTAAAAATTTCTGATAAATACATAAATGATGAGCAAGCATACTTAGATAACACAAAACGTATGAGAACTGAACTTGAAGAAAGAAAAAATTATTTAGATAAATCTGGAGCTGACGGAGACATTAATCCAGAAGGTACTGGTGACGGTAGTATTGCAGAAAAAATTGCAGAAAATAATAGATTAGGGATACCAGATGATATAGGTGTCGAAGGTGAAAATGAAGATAGATTTTTAGATGAACCTGTAAGTACCTCAAGTGGAGTAAATCCTTTAGCAAATATTGATACAGGAGTTGGGGAGTTTGATTCTAATCCACCTCCTATTGACATTCTACCACAATTATCAAATGAATTTACTGTACCTAATTCAACTTATGATGAAGAAATTAATTACGGAGATGGAACAGGTTTAGAGGGGTCTTATGATAATGCAGGAATAAACAGTATAGCAGGAGTAGATAGTATACCATCAGGTTTAGAATCTATTACACCTCAATCAGATTTTACTGTGCCAGATTCAACTTATGACGAAGAAATTTTTAATAATCCAGAAACAGGTGTAGAATTAGATCCTGTTAATCCTAATGATAGAGCTAGTATAGTAGATAGAGCTAAAGAAATTGGATTAGGAGATGTAGAAACACATTTAGCAAATAATTCTAAATTAGAAAAAGCTGCTCAAGCCGGTATAATAGATAAAGAACTTTATAATGAATTAGGTGGGTATGATGTTACTCAAAATATTACAGGTGGAAGCACCCTACCATCAGCTGGATTAAATGCTATTGTAGGAACAGGACGTAATATTACTCAAGCTATTTTAGGTGAACAAGATTTTGCAGGTATTCCTGCAACTACTATAGATAATACTCAAGGAGCTCTTGAAATTATCAGTCAAGATAAAAAAAATATTCACAACGCAATTGTTAATGGTGATCCTTATACTGATGAAGGTATAGCTGCTATTGAAAATCAAATAGAAATGAGTCAATACGAAGACCCAATTATGGGTATGGTTAATCAAAATATTTTAGCTGACGATACGATAAACAGAATGACAGACGATGTAGATTTAGATGACTTTGATACTACACCACAAGATATGCAAACAATGACAGACGATGTAGATTTAGATGACTTTAATACTACACCACAAGATGCACCAACAATGACAGATCAGATAGGAACTTTTGATGAAGATACTTTTGATGATGAGGTTGGTTCTAGGGGTCCAACAACATATGAATTTGACAATTCTGATTTTACCAGAGAAGATAAAAATGATATTTTTCAAAGAGAAATAGAACTTAGAAATGAATACATCAATACAACGGGAGAAATTCCTACACCTGGTAAATTTAGTAGCCAAGCCTTTAATGAAAAAGTAGATGAAAAAATAAGAGAGCAACAAACTGTAACTCCATTAGAAGATGATTTTGATTCTGATGAAATTCAAACTTACGAACCACCAGCACCTAGCACACCTGTAGATGATTATGATTTTAGTGATTTTGATGAAGGTGACACAAGTGTTGCAGCAGATGTACCTACAGGTTCAGATCCAATTAATTCTTTTTTTAATACTGTAGATGAGGATAGAGGTAGAGCTCAAGATGATTCACCTCCAGCTTCAACAACTCCCACAAATGTAAGTAATGATAGTTATGAGGATCAATCTTATAGCGCACCCTCACAACCTGCTTATCAAGGTGGAACAACTCAACGACCTGGATCAGGTGGCGGTGGTGGAGATAGTAGTAGTAGTTCTAGTAGTGGCGGAACTCATTGTTGTACAGCAGCTAATGAACGTGGCGATATGACATTACTAGAAGTTAAAAAATTACGT